TCTAGTGACATTACCAACCCCTAAAAATATTGAACCGACGCCCCCGCAGCGCGCTGACTTCAGTTGTCAGTGGTGCGCGCGATTTGCTTTCGTTTTCGTTGTTGGAGATTTCTTTGACGGCACGGTCGAACCGCTCCTGCCACATCGGTAGGCGTGCATCGTTATTCAGGTACGGCACGGCTTCCAGCAACGCGCCAAATAAATAGGCGTCGGGATAGGACGACAGCAGCGCATTCGTGGGCGCAGCGTCGGTCAAAGTGAAAGTTTTGATATAGCGGAAGGTAAGGGTGTGCGCCTGGTCCGCAGGCCGATCAAACGCTACGTTTAGCCCATCGATCGCCCAATAGTTGGGAGAGCCGTTCACGTTGCTGGTTACCGGCAACTCGGCGGCAGTGCAAAGCGTGAGCTTTTGCCTGGGCGGATAGGTTTCAAGCCACAATGCGACCGGGCCATTGAAGTCAGTCGGCAGCGTCACATAGCGCGATCCTGGCGTCATCGTGAGCGTTGTTTCCATCTCCATCTGCCGCAGCGTCAGCAAACGGTTCAGGCGCGACTCCGCCATGGTGATGAAGTCGGGAATCTGCGACGTCAGGTCGGTCCGATGCAGCCAGGACGCAAGCGACGCTTTCAGGTCGGAATATGTGGCCAGTGCCATGCTCTACCCAAAGAAAAAGGCCCCCGAAGGGGCCTTGTGGTTAGTTGGACAGGAGACGGCAAGCCAACTCGGCGCGGATCGTCTTGTAGCCATAGAGGACATCGAGACGAGCCGGGAACTTGTCGTTGTTGATGTCGTATTGGCGAACGATACGCATGGAGATACCGTCCATGACCTCGCGGGCAGAGAAGTCCACGCCGCCCGGCATCACCAGGTCGGCAGTCGCGAACGTGAAGGCGTCTTTGTGGAAAGCCAGCGACGGGCGATAGATTGCCGATGCGCCGCCAATCTTGACCATAGCAACACCGTTGGCAATACCTGCCGCCACGACGTTCTGACGGCCGCCAGAGGTATAGATGGCCGGGGAGATGGTCATGGTGCCCGCGCCGCCTGCGTAGTCGGCAGTAACGACGAACTGCTGCAGGTTGCCGGTGTCGGCTTTCGTTTCGGGATGAACGCGGTTGCAACCAACAAAGGTGACGATGTCGCCAGCCTTGAAGGTGGTCGAGCCGGTAGCCACCACAACGGAAGTAGAACCGTTGGTTGTCACTGCGCCGTTGACGGTGTAACCCGTAGTTGCTGCGGCCGTGCCTGTGGTCTGGGTCGGGATCAGCGTGTTTTCGTAGAAGTCGAAACCAGCGGTGCGGCCCATCATGCCTTCTTTGTACTGCTTGGAGATCGAGGCGGATTCTTGGAACAAGCCCTTGAGCGCATCGATGAGGTCAACGTTGTCCTGAGTGTTCAGGATGATGTTGCGCTCGTTGTCCATCGGGGTCAGGTTGTCGTTCAGTACCTTGCGGCCTGTCAGCAACTTGTTCATCGTCAGGGTCGAACCGATGTTGTTGACGTTGTTATAGACGTCTTTTGCCATCGAGAACGCGTCGGCTTCAATGTTCGCAGCCAGTACCGACATCGCCGGGTCCAGGATGCGCTTGCTGAAGTCGTCCAGAGAAAGCGTCAGATCAACCGAAGTGAAGTTCAGATCGACGCCTTTCTGCGTTGCAACTTGCAGCGTGGTCGATGTCTCGGTTGTGTCTTGTGCGGACAGGGTTGCACCGGTCCGAACGGTGTATTGATTCGGCAGGCGAATCTTCAGCGAGTCGCCGATTTTTGCGCCCGACTTGGAAAACGAATCGTCGTACTGACGATTAATACTGCCCACAAAGTTGAGCTTCTGATGCAGGACGCGCAGAGCTTCGCGGGTCACTGCGGTTGGGGTGAGGATGGTATTTGCCATTTAGTGCTCCAAGAATGAAAAAACCCGCTCTAGGCGGGTTGGGTTAGCGACGTTTGAGTTGTGCGTTTCGCCAGTCTGTCCATTCCTTCACACTCATCTTGTCCGGGTCTTTCGACGTGCCTGATTTGGCAGCGGCGATGCGAGTTACCGGCTTTTCCTGAGCTTCGGGCTTGGGTTTCGTGGTTTGTTTAGCTACGAGCTGGTCATACATCTGCGCCTTGTGAATTGCCTTGATCAAGCCAGGGTCCGTAATGGAAGCAACGGTTTCCTGTTTTGCGCCAAGGTTTTGCACGGCGTAGCTCACGACTTGCTTTGCTACTTCGGGCGACCAGCCCTTAATATCGCGCTCAAGCACTGCCAGCCCTTCTTGGATCGACTTGGCAGTTTCCTGCTGTCTCGCCAATGCTTGCTGTTGCTGCTTTTGCGTCAAGGTCTGCGATAACTGAAAACGCTGGCTTTGCAGTTCGCGCATCTGCCGGTCAAGCTTCATCGCCTGAACCGGATCTTCGTCTGAAAGACGATTCCAATCGACGGCAGAATACTGTTGCAACTGCTTGTCGATGGCTACTACTTCAGCAATCTCCGCAACAAACTGCTGATGAATCTCTGATTGTTGCTTGACTGCTGCAGCCTGGGCTTCGATTGCCTTCCGCTGCTCGGCTACCTCCTGCGTTTTGCGGGTGTAGTCAGCTTGCATAAGGCGTTCAGCCTTCAGCTTTTCGGCTGCACTCTTCGGCAGCGCGAATTTGCGCCCATCAATCTCGACTTCGTCTTCTTCCTCGCTGTCGACTTGCGAGTCAGAGTCCGTTTGATCGGAGTCTTGGGGCTGCTCCACTACCTCGGTCTGTGATTCCTCGGCGGCAGTGGTTTCTGCGACGTCGGAATCCTGAATTTCAGGTTGTTCCATGTGATACCTCTAATGAAAAAGCCGCCCGAAGGCGGCCGGATTAAGCCTGTGAAGGCTGAATCGGTGGTCCGCCCTGTTGTTCAGGCGAAAAAAAACCGCCTTGCGGCGGCTGTAGCTGTTGTTGATGCATTGGTGGTGGAGCCTGCTGGAATAGGTCGGGTGACTGCTGCGCCATCTGAGCTAGGGCTTGCTGAGCCAGCATATTCCCCTGGCTTGCTGCCGTAGTCAGCGCCTCGATGCGATCGGTTACCGCCTTGAACTCTTCGATTTCCAGCTTCTTCTTGTCATTGTCGGATTTGCTTTCGGCGGCCTGCAGTTGCTGTTGCAGCGTATTGACGGCCTGTTTCGCGTGCTGGTCCATTGTCTGCATCTGCTGCTGCATCTGCTGGATCTGCGGGTTTGCGCCTTTCACCTGCGGCGGCAGCATAGCTTTCATGCGTTCGGCAATCTCGTCAGCGCCAGGCCAGTCTAGATTCTTCGCGAGCAGATCGCCGATCAAGCCGGCAGACTGCGGGTTCGCACGGATGAACTCAATCATCTGGTTTGCTGCTTCTTCGCGCTTGGTGGTGAATGACGGGCCAGCCTCGCACGTAACGTCGTATTTGCCCGTCGTCAGGTTGTAAATCTTGGTAATTCCTTCCATCTCCTTCTGTTGTTCTTCAGAGACTTGGGGCTGTTGCGGCGAGTTCGGACTGATCTGCACATGCTCGTTTTTGCCATCCTCGTGAATGACTCGGATGATGCGCTCTGTGTTGTAGACCTTCGGGATCAGGTCAACAATGATGCGGCCGGCATGACGGATAGCGCGAGAAAGGTTGTCGATGTAATTGAAAGTGGAAACGTCGCCTTCGCGCTGCCTTGCCATGATGGCGCGACCTGACGTCTCGTTACTGCGAGCGCCAAGCGAGGCATCATAAATGCCCATGATCGACTTCATGTCGTCGGCTGCATTGAGCGCTTCTTGCAACGCACCAGCAGGCGGGCCAGAGAACGCCTGGCGCTGCGGCGGTGCTGCGCCGTCCACGACGTCGTATTCAACGTATGGGTGAGAAATCGTGTTTGCCGTTGCCCACTTCTCAGCATCGGAGTTAAACGCGCCACGTGCGCCGATGAACGGCATTTTCGGGGCCAGTGCCACAAGTTCAGTTGACGCAGTGCGCCAGAAGTTGTGCATCATCTGCGGGTCTTTGGCGAAGCGAATCAGCGAAATCCAGTGGCGCTCGCCCTCAATCATCACTTCGTCGCCATATACCGGGACAATGGGAATGTATTTCCCAGCCCATTTATTCGCCTCAAGGACGGCATCACCAGTAATGATGCGCTGCGTGACTTTCTTGACTTTGGTTGCACGGTCGCCGGTAACGACGAAGCCCTGCACATCAAGAAAATCCTTGATCTTCAGATATTGGTCTTCGAACAGGATCATGCCGTTGCTCAGCTTCAGCAACTTGGCATCATCTTCGTCCCGCGTCCAGTATTCAGCCACGCGCACCATGTCATCTGTGAACCATTCGTGGTTCTTGTCATGGCTATTGGCCTCGAAGTCTGCCGGAACTGCGCCTTTCCAGCGCTTCTCAAATGCAGACTTTTCCCACATGTCAGTGACGAACGCCCGGTTCCAATCTGAGGAATCGGCGGCGGTTGAATACGGGTCACCATAGACCGTCAACGGGTTAGCCACTCGCTCTATACGAATGTCCTGGTCAAACTCGTCTTCGCAAGCGTAATCGGTCGAGATGCGGAAATACCCAAAGCCACCGGTTACCGCATGGTCGAGCGCAGTGTCATAAGCGACGTCTGCGTTGCTGGTGTATTCGATGTTGCGGATCAAGCCGTTCAGCACGTCAGCGGTGGACTTGTCTGCGCCCTCGCCAACAGGATGACAGCGAATAGCAGGCGAGTTCTGACGCGCATCGTTCGTTACCTGGCGAATGAACGCCGGCAGCTTGTTGTTGGTGAGGCATGGACGGCCGTCGAGTTCACGCTGGCGCTTAACGGCATCCGGCCACTGCTCACCCAGGCGCGCAAACTTCATATCAGCAAGCCAGTTGTCGCGGTTCTTCTGCTCCGCCTCACTGGCGCGTCTGAAGTCCTCTTGCGCGTCTTTGAGAATGTCTGAGTCTTTAGCCATTTATCCCATCCAGCCACCGGCTGTGTGTCGATGTATTTTCGGTTTTGGTTCGGTCTTTTCCCGCACGATGCCTGGGAACAGTTCGGTTAATGCCCATACGAGCGCATCAGCCCTGTTTGGCGAGCTGTTGCCCATATAGCCAACGGTCGAGAAAGCTGCAAGTTCGTCTTCCAGTTCGCGGAAATTGCCAACGTGGCGGACCTTGCCTTGTTCGTACAGTGCGGAGATCGGTTCTGCGCGTACTGCCTTGCCGCGTGATGCTGTAACCTGCTTGTACGGGGTGCGCGGCCGTGCGGTCTGGATAACGTGCTGAACCATCGCACCGCCATAGTTAATCTCGCCCACCACTACGTCGGCTGCGTGCCGGTCGTAAGCGTCTGTTGCGATCTTTCCCCATGTTGCCGGGCCAGCCTTCACCGTGCAGTCTTCCAGCAGGTAAGCATTCCCATCCGTGCCAAGTCCTGCAACACAGATGCCGATAGCGTCGTTGTCAGCGTTGTCCGTGTCGCCAGATCCGCTCGGATCAACAGCAACCACGACCCGCACCATGTCCGGCACCTTGCCATCCACCACGCGCCATTTATCAATAGTTTCATCAGCAAACAAGGCGTTCGGGTTGGCGTCGGCAAACTCGCCGATCAAGAACCGCTTCTGCAGTCGCGGACTAAGCGACTTCAGCGTGTCCAAATAGCCATCCGACAAGTTTGCTGCGTTGTCCATCGGGTTGATCTGGAAGCTGGCATAGTCATCCGGGCGGCCAAGCGGTTCGCGCGACTCGGGGTCACGCTTTTCTACAAATACCTTGTATGACCAGTGCGCCTTGCTTGGCGGGTTGCAGTCGTAATACATGCGCGGCTTCAAAATGACCGAATCGCGGCCTTCAATAACTTGCTCTGCCTTCTGTGCCAGGCGGGTTACTGCAATGCCAACCGATCCCCACGGGATCTGACTGCACTCGTTCAGGTAGATCGTGGCGAACTCCATGCCGAGAATCTTTTCGGTGCGCTCTTTGTCGTCCAAGCCGCCGAACCAGAACTGCGAGCCGTTATCGAACTCCGCGAACCAATCCGTCTTGTTCAGGCCGTACTTCACGCCGGGGAATGCGATCTGCATTACCTTCGGGAACGTGTCCATCACAATGGACGACTTAATGGCGTTGAACCTGAACCGCAGCGCAGCATGCCGACTGTTCGGCGCTTTCAACGCTCGCATGACCGTGTTTCGGGTCAACAGGAACGTCTTGCCGCTACGCGATCCACCAAAGAGCATTAGGTGCGTGGCGTCGCCTGCTAAGACGTGCTGCGCCTGCTGCTGCTTCGGATTTAGCTTAAAGCTGCTCATCGAGTGCCGTGGCAACGATCCGAACTGGTCCGCCGCCTTCGCCTGTTACCTGAAGCGGCAGCACCTTGCCAACCAGCGCCAGGAAGGCGGCCGGCTTTTCATCGGCTTGCCGGATCAAGTATTCGACACCGCCTGCGCCTTCAAGCGCATCCAAGATCATTTGCTTGACCTCGCGGGTCATCTTGTTTTCAGAGCCTTTGGGCCTGCCTTTACCTGCGTTCGGCGGAAGGCTGCGTTCAGTACTTTCCTCTAATTTAGAGTTGTCCATTGCATCTCAGGGTTCGTTTCCGATTATCCTGACCTATAAATAAGAAAGCCCGCTACCGTTGCCAGTGCGGGCGAAAGTGATCGAAGGATCACGCTGGAGATTTCAGGTGGCCCGCCGTGCTCAGCATCGTGCGGGCCTGCGTCGAGTGGACGCATGATCAATACTTCCGCTGCTTGTTCCTCTCAGCCTCAACCAGTTCCACGCCCAATTGCCTGCGTAGTTCTCGCTGAGTAGGCAGCGGCTTACGTTCCTTGGCGCGGTCTTCGATCCAGCGTCTTGCCTGTTCTTTTGATGGCTGCTGCATGGAGCCTCCAATGCAAAAAGCCCCGACTCAGCTAAGAGACAGGGCTTTGTGTGCAGTTCTCCGCACTATACGAAAAACAGGGTACTTCGTGTATCACATTTCCGCCACAGTTAAATTGTGATCACACTTCATACATCGCGTGATTCAGCAACTCATGGATGAACCGCAGCCGCACAGAAAATACCTCGCGTGGAATACCTAGAATCGCCGCTTTCGTCTTCTGCGGCCTGCGGTCAAGATATTCCAGCCGAAGTATCTTCTTGAATTGTTCGGGCAGTCCCTTGATGCCTTTGGCGCGGTTGCCCTCGATCTGATCGTTCAGGTCGTTGATAATCTGAGGGACTTCCCGAATCGTGTCCGCGCTTCGGTTGCTGCTCTGGACGCGCTCAGATACGAATGCCGACTGCTTTGGGAAGCCCTGACCGAAGCCGTCTTGGTGATAACCCGCCCATTCGTGCAGCAGCTCTTTGATTCGGTTCATCTTCCCTCCTTCGTCTCATAATACTTACACCGCTTAACCACCTTCCCGCCACGCTTCGGATGCTCGCAAGTCTCGCGGCTCCAGGCGATTTGCCGGTAGACGCAGCCTCGGCATGTTCGGCGTTCGCGTTCGATCAGGATGATGAGCGGGTCGCGTGTGTCGCCTTTGCGCCAGGTCATGACTTGCACAGGGAAAGCGCCTGCTCCGGCGTAAATCCCTCGCGCACCAAGGCATCGAACTTTGCCTTTGCAAGCTTTGCCAACACTTGCTGCAGCTCGATCTGTAGCGGCATTTCATCTCTGATCGTTTTGATTGATTGCGCCAAATTGACGCGCTCTTTGTCGCGATTATCGTCGTTCACATGATCTCCGTATCTGCTTTGCTGCGTCATTGCATCGTTACCATCAATTCATCATCCGGCTCTTCGCCGACAATCGACCGGACAATCAGCCAGTTCATGTCGATGAGCGCCATGTTTTGCTCGACTATTTGCTGCAGTAGCTTCATTTCTTCATCGGTCATGCGGCTTCCCTCCATGCATACCCAATTGCGTCCCGAACCTGCCGGCGCGTTGAAATCTGCTGCAAATCGTCCGCCAGCGTCACGCCATTCATTACCGCCAGCATCTCGGTTCCGCTGAATCCCCATTTGCCAGACTTGCCGCGCTCAAGCACGAGCCTGATGGCTTCCATACCGCAAGCCATGACTTTCTTTGCTGCGTCGGATTGACCCTTGCTCAATGCCGCGCCGATGGTTAGGCAGTTCGCCAGCGTCCAGGCATGTTCCTGCCGGCCGTGACCGGTTCTCAGCGCCTCGATGCACAGATGCGGCTCAATCATCAGGTCGTTTTTCTTCGCTTGCGGCAAGGCAAACATGATCGGGATCGCTGGAACGTATTTAGGCCGATAGGCTTTGTTGCGCGGCTTTTTCATGCAGCCCTCCGATGGTCGCCAAAGAAAGCCTCTTGCAGCCAATCGCGGCGAATATCGACGTGGAACGGCACCGGTTCCGGTTCTTCATCACCAATCCTGCGCGGCCTTGGCGCATCCGGCTTATTACCGGCTTTGAACAACTTGATCGATGCATGCCGGGTAACGCGCCAGCCGGAGATATAGACGCGGCCTTGATCGTGCAGAGATTCGATGTAATGGCGGCTGGTTGACTTGCTGAAGCCGGATGCGATCTGCGCCTCGTCGTAGCTCATTTCCTTAACGAGCAGATTTTCGAGTTCCTGCATGCGCCGGCTTCTTGCTTCAGGTCTGGTGGATGCGTGTTTCATTTCAAAACTTCCGCGAATTGCGCCGCGCCTTTTCGCCAAGCCCCATTACGTAGAACGTGAGGAAGGCAACGAGCAACACAGTCAACACAACAGCCAATCCACCATACAGCGGCAAAAGCACCAGCCACCACGACCAGTCCGCAACCGGCTGAATTACCAGTAACTTCAAAGTGATGAAGATCAGCCCCAAGACGCCGAAGAACCCAATTCCTTGTTGTTTCATTTCATTTACCTCCCATCATGGTTATGCAAATATTCAAAAGTGCAGCCGAGAGCCAATATCCGCATTGCGGCCAGTTCCCTGCAAAGCCCCACCGGATCGCAGCGCAGATGAATAAGACGATGATCAGGACGTTGAAAGCTTCGGGGCGGGTTAGCCAGGTCATGCGGCAACCTTTCTCGGCCCTACTGTCAGCGCATCCAATGCGGCCGGATCAAATTCGGGGCTGTACGGATCATCAAGCCCTCGCGCCAGGCACCATTCACGCAACCGCACAAAGCCGTTTCCGGCGTGCTGCGAATAGCCGGCGCGATGTGCTGCTGCCAGGATGGTGAAATAACGCACCATCGGCTCGCAATCGGTGAAGGCGGCGCGGACTTCCTTTTTGTCTTCCTCATTCCAACCATAGAATGCGGAAAGCTCGCGCATGTCGCTTGCAAAGTTGGCTGGATATTTCAAAATTGGACCTCCTCAAGAGAAACGCCGACTTCGGCTTTGCAGTGTGTCGGACGGCCTAGCCTGTCTTCCATGTATTGCAATGACTCGCGCTCAAAATAGAGCCGGTATGCGCCCTCACTCTCGCCGTGCCGTTGCTTCACCAAAAGCAGGAGGCAGTCGGGATCGTCGGGGCTGAAGTCTTCGCCTGAGCGCAGCTTGCTTTCCTTCTCCTTATTGCGCCAAACGATGAAGCAGTTATCCACCAAGTCGGTGATAGCGCCACTGCCTTTAATGTCGAACTTGGACGGCAGATCAAACTCCGTCTTCCCCTTCTTGACGTGCAATACCAGGTGGATGTGGCAGCCGGTGTCCTTGGCGATCACGCAGAGGGCATCAACAAACGCCTTCTGCTCGTTGTAGGCGTCCTCGCCCATCCCACACTTCATCAAGTTATCCACAATGAAATGCGTCACCTTGAACTTGTCCACGGCGTAACGGATCACGGCCAACATCGTCTTCGGGTTCACTGAGCCAACGTGGTCATAAATCCACAGCTTCCCGTCCGTCCAGTTTCCGTACTGACGCAGGTAGTCAGCCGGTGGAAAGTTACCTCCATAGGCTTGGCGGGACATGCGGGCCATCGTGGACTGCGGCTTCATTTCAAGGGAGGCAATCGCAATCCGCTCTCCCTGCTCGGCCAAGTGATGCACCGCCTGCCCGACGAGCTGCGACTTTCCATGCCCGTTGATGCCACCCCACAGCGTTACCTCCGACTCGCGGAAGTGGAAGTCACCGTGCGTTTTCTGCCAAGGCAGACGCACCTTCGGGCTGTTGTCGGGCTTGTGGAAGTAGTCGATAACCTCGTCAACCCAGCTTGAAACCGGCAGCACGCGATGCTCCCCTGTCTCTTCCTCCATGTACTCACTGAGGTCCAGCGTGTCGGGTATCAGTTCCATCTCATTCGCTCCAGGCAAATTCGTTGTTCTGCCAAGCGGTCCACGGCAGGAAATCCAGCACATGACGCCATTGGCTTTGCGGTTTTTCAATGTCTTCAACGCGGGGCAAATAAAAGGCCGTAGCACCTTTAAATTGATCGACGTTGTAAAGCCCTAGCCACTCCGGTTTTTGACGCGCCAGCGCCTCGATTACGGGCCGCCATTTCGATGTTTGATTGACGTAGAGGCAAACTTTCAAGCCTCGCGCCCATCGCCAATCGTATTCAGCATCCTGGTTCGCGTAGATCGTGTGGTTCGATTCGCCGACCTTGCCTACCAGGGACACGATTAGCATTTCAGCCGGCTTCATGCCCTTCTTGCGAGCAGCAAGGATTGGCTCGGCTCCGTTTGGCAGTTTCATTTCGCCCCCTTGAAGCGGGGATCGACAGTTCCGCCGACGCTGGCAAGACGCGGAGACAGGTCATCAAGCCAACCCTTCGCACGCAGCCAAGTTGCCGGGTGCGGGATAAATTGACCGCTCTCCTTGCGCCACTGCTCCGAAGTCTTGGCACGCTGTACGGCTTGCAGGATCTGGCCTGCAAGGTGCTCTTCCGGTTTGATTGCAGCCCATGCCTTTTCGGCATCGCCCTTCGATTGCTTCTTCGGGTACTCAGCCCAAAACGCATCGAAAGAGGTTTTTATATCTTCTCTTCTCTTCTCTTCTCTAGGTAACGCATTGGTAACGCTGGGACCGTTACTTTTTGCGTTACCTTTATCGTTATCTTTCGCGTTACTTTTATGCTTTGCGACCCGTTTTGCCCCTAAAGCGCGCTGTTTTGCCGTCTCGCCGTTATGTCTGTCGAAGTTTGGAAGGCTTATGCCATCTTCAGTAACGATCAACCAACCGACTTTCGCCATCGCTGCTGCGAAACCGGTAACGCCACAAATGCGATCTAGTAACGCAGAAGTAACGCCAGCAGCGTTACCATTCATCGTTTGCTGATCGAACCAGCGCCACACGCGGAACAGCTTACCGACCGTCATATCAGGGTCATCCCATCCCATCGCGGCCGTCATTGCCAGCACTTCCGGCTTATCCGGGGTGGCAATTTCCATCTTGAGCCAGTCGCCAGCCATCACTCCACTCCCTTATTCATAGTCAGCGCCTTCAACTTGGCTTTGTATTCGGCCTTAATTGCCCGAAGACCGTCTTTAGTCCACTTGACGATCGTTTGATTTGCTTCCAGCGCCTCGACAGCATCAACCCCAATGCGAGCGATCAGCCCGCCGCGATAATCCTTATGCCCCCATGTGTTGCAGTCCTTCAGCCCGCGATGCACGTTGTTTTCATCAAAGCGCAGATGGTCAGCACTCCCGCGACTGCGATAGTGGCAAGCGTCATATGCGCCGCCAGTCTGAGAAAGAGCGGCAGCAGTTGCGAACTTCCCGCAGCAGATGCAGGGCTGGTCGCGGTCGCGCTCACGGATGAACTCATTAAAGACCTTCTGAGCTTCAGCCTTGAGTTCGTTAATGCCCTTCATGGCGTCGAGCTTGCGCTTCGTTTCCGCCCGCTCTGCCTTCGCCTTTGCATCCATCTCCGCACGAATCTTGTCCTTGGATAGAACGATCGCGCAGCCAACACAGCAGGCGGCCTGCATCGGGCGTTGCGGGATGAATCGCTCGCCGCAAGCCTTGTTCTTGCACTTGCGCAGCTTTGGCTTCGGGGATTTGGCGGGGATCATGCGAACCTCAAAACCTGCTCAACCACTTCATCGAGGTCTTCGCGTGTGTAATTGGTCAGGATGCGCGAAAGGACGACATTGATGATCGAGTTGTAAAGCCGCTCTTTCTCGTCGTCGCTCATGCTGGCGAATGACCAGCTTTTAGCCGTGAAGCGAATATCGCCATTCAGGCGTACGTGCGTTTGGTAGAAGCCGGCCAGGATCGTGATGTCTTCCCTAAACTGCTCGAAATCCTTGGCGATCGGGACGCCTTTGTATTCCTTTGCGGCCGGCTCCCATGCCTCATAGGCCAGATTGGCAAGGGCAAACATCTTGCGATGGAATTGCACGTTGTTGTGACGCTTGACCTTCGCGCCGACGCCAGCGCCGATCTTCAGCTTGGCGATGTATTCAACGCCTTGCGGATCAGCAGGAACCAAGGCGCCAGCAGCGGTCTTGACTAGAACTAAATCAGTCACAGCGCACACTCCGCTTGACGCGAATCAAATCCAGCTATCGCAGAAGCCGCAGAATCAGCGATAAGGGAAGATGCATGTCCGGCACTTTCGGCCAAAGACAAATCGAGCAGACCGTTTGCCTTACCTGAATAGGGATTCTTCTTCTCCCCTACCTCAACCAGCACGCCTTTTTCAATCATTTTCTTTACTCGGCCGCAGACACTGCCAAGACGAATGCCGCTGGCTGCTTCGATTTCTTCGCGGGTCATCGGGCCATGAGTGGCGACGGTTTCGAATACCTTGCTTTCCTGGCGGCTGAGTTCGCCAGCGTCGCGCAGGTCGTGATAGGCGGATAAGGAGAAGCGGGAGACTGTCATGCGGCATCACCAGCAAATAAATCGACTTGGTTGTCCGCCACAGCGCTCTTGCAGTTCTCGACTGCCAACTTGAAGTAGGACGGCTTCAGTTCCGATCCAACGCCGCGCCGACCCATCTTCAGGGCTGTATAGATTTCGCTGCCAATACCAAGGAATGGCGTGTAGACCAGATCATTCGGATTGGTCCACAGGTCGATTGCGCGCTCAATCACGTCCAACTGCAAAGGGCTGATGTGGCGCTCATCGTCGTTCTCGCGTGCGCTCATGTATTGCAGCGTGCGGGTCTGGTTCACGTCCGTCCAGACCGGCGATGCATATTTTTGCCAAAGTCCGACCGGCAGGCTTTCGTGGGTATGCGTGACTGGATCAGGGTTGTCGCCAGGCTTGCGCATCACAACAAGGTAATCGGCAATCCCTTGGCGGCTCATGGCAGAATCCTTGCGCAGTTGCTTGTACAGCAGGCCGAGTGCCTTGGTGCGCTGCATGGCGACTACCGGGTCTTTCCAGATGCAGACTTCCGAGTGATAGATGAAACCAGCCTCCTGATGTGCGCGGATAATTTCGCCGCGAAAGTCTTTCAGGCCGATATACCCGTCCCGCGTCTTCGAGGTCGGCAATTGCATGCAGTGGATAGCGATCAGCCGGCCCGGTTTCATGATGCGGATATGCTCGGCAATCAGGAAACGATAGTGCTGCCAGAAGTCGGCCGACGAGGCGTTATTGCCCATATCGCGCTCTGAATTGCTGAACACGAACAGCGACTCGAACGGCGGCGAGTAGACGGAAAAGTCGATACTGTTGTCTGGAATCGTGCGCGCCAGATCGACGCAGTCGGCGTTATACAGCGCGAACTTATCGTGAATTTCTTGATTGATGACGTTCATGCTGCACGCTCCATATTTGCGATCAGCCACGCCGGAACCATGATCGGCATCGTCGGGTTGTATTTTTCGGTATTGCTGGTTGCGCCGTTGATCTTGCTCGTCGTGATGGTGCGCATGTGCGAAACCATTTCGCCCGCCATTTCATTGGCCTGACGTTGTTTGCGCTCGATATTGGCTTTTACTGCGCCCTCGGTTTCAGCGGTAATGATGTGGACATTGACGGCTTTGGTCTGCCCGAAACGCCAGCAGCGGCGCACGGCCTGGTAGTATTTTTCGAAGCTGTCATCCATGCCGACGAAGATCATGGTTTGGCAGTGCTGCCAGTTCATGCCGTAGCCGCAGATCGAAGCCTTGGAAATCAGGCCGGGCCGCTCGCCATGCGTGAATGCCATGATGTTTTCGGTCTTGCCGTCGATGCTCATGGAGCCTGTTACCTCGACGGCATTCGGCAGCAGCTTCGCAAGTTGCTCGGACTCGTCGTTCAAATGGCACCAGATGATGTAAGGGCCATCCGTTTCTTGCGCCAGCTTGACGGCCAGCGCGATACGGTCTTCCATGCTGTTGCGCTTGGCTTCCCGGCGCTCGCTCAGGCTTTGCGCGACCACTGCGAACAATTGACCTTCCAGCAAATCGCCGCCTGAGACTTGATGCTCATGGATATTCAGCGGCGGCAATTCGTAGCGTGAACCATCAAAACCAAGATCAGACGGATTGCGAATGCAGATCGCCCACGTCGCCATCCACTCCCAAAACTTGACCTTGCCGTGACCCTTCAAGCGCCATTTGCCGGTATCGCCGCCGTCATGGGTGAAGAACGTTGAGAGCATTTCGGCAGAATTCATCACGCCCAGGAATTGCGCCTGATTGCCAAGCTCCATCCAGTCATTCGGCGAAGGTGTAGCAGTGCAAGACAGTTTGTATTCCGTGCGGCGGAATGCGTTCACGATGAATTCGCGCGTCTTGCTGTTTTGCCCCTTCAGGATGCTCGACTCATCCAGCACCACGCCAACGAACGACTCAAGGTCGAAGTGTTCGAGCATTTCGTAATTGGTGATCGTGATGCCGTCTTCGACTTCATCGTCATGGCGGCAATACTTGACCTTGATGCCGAACTTTGCCGCTTCCTCGACGGTTTGCTGCGCGACACACAAAGGCGCAGCGATGATGACGTTGCCGCCAGTGTATTCATGGACTTTCTGCGCCCATGTGGTTTGGCAAAGCGTCTTGCCAAGGCCGGTATCAAGGAACAGCGCGGCGCGGCCACGCTTCAGCGCCCATTTCACGCAAGCCGCCTGGAAGTCGAATAGCGGGCCAACTGGCACATCGCAATCAAAGCCGGTCGGCACATCGGCCAACTGCTTGGATTTGATGAACCTTGCGTAATCATCTACAATCAATTCAGACATTCGCCACTCCTATTGGTGATTGTTCAGAAGCCGATGCCAGTTTCCCGCTGGTGTCGGCTTTGTTTTTGCAGGCATTGCATCCGCCTTGCTGCTTCTGCTGCCGCTCCGTGATCGTCGCCCCGCATGCGCACTTTTTACGCGCGTGACTTAACCACAATTGGCCCTGCGTCGATTTGCGGTACTGCTCGTTATTGGCGGCGTTGAACATGCTCATCACCGCACCTCTTCCAGTTGCTCGACCGCGCCATAAGCAAACGTGCTGACGACCGGCTTTGCATCATTCACTTCGAGTTCACGCATCAAATATTCAGCCACGTACTTCTTCGCCGATGATGTGCCTTGCAGGTACGGGCAATCGGTAATTGGCCGCTTTGCATCGACTGCTGCACGAGCTTGGCGGCGGATCGCGTCGCGGGAGAGGATTTGTTGGGTCATGCTGCCTGCCTTTCCGCAATGATTCCTTCCAATACAGTCAAGCCGGATTGCTGCGCCAGCCATTGGCTCACGTAGGTGTTGCCGGTAACTGTCTCGAAGACGGAGATGTACTTTGCAGGCATGTCTCTGCGCTCTTTGCCTTTGAGGTCAAGATCGGAGTTAGCCAGGTAATCGGAAATGTGTTGCGGGTACATGCCGGTAAGTTCGGCAAGTGTGGCGCGGGTCATGCGCTGGCTACGGCGATGTGTCCATGAGGCGCGGATGGCGTCACGATAAGAGGCAATATCTTTGACCTTGCTCTGAGCGACGGGCTTTGCACCCTCCACAATCCCAATCAGGCTAAGTGCCATTTGTTGGTCCATCGCTACCCCCTATTGATATTTACAATCAACTAACCGTTTGACTAACCAGTTGAACGACGCGCAAAATTTTTTCAATACAACAACTTCAAACCGCAGACCCTGCCGAAAAAACTGCCGACCACCAGTTAGAGATGGCCGGCGAACTTCCTCAGGGAGACTTCTTATCTGTAGAACGACGACGCCTTGCCTTGTTACTCACGCGCTCTGTGTGCAACTCGTCTAAGCGTCGGCCTATTGGGTACGAAGGACGAGCGCCACGCTTCCCGCTCAAGTAGGCATTGATTGCCGCCTGTGAGCATGGAACTAAGTTGGCAAGCTCCTGTTGAGTCAGGCCAGTGGCAAGAAGCTCGGAAACAATTGTTTTGGTATCCATCATGAACATCAGTATCACATACGTGTTTAGTCCTGTCAACACAAACGTGTTCGTTAACTTCGATTGTGTTTGCGCGAAACACCAACGTGATTGGCATTTCTATTAAAGTATTGCTATGAAAACGCTCGCGGAACGACTTGCCTGGGCAAGAGCAAAGAAAGAAGTGTCACAAGAGAGATTGGCAACTCTAGCCGGTGTCTCTCAATCTACTATTGGTAACTTAGAAGCTGGAATTAGAAGTTCGGCGAGAAAACTTCCGCAGATTGCTAATGCGCTAGGGGTAAGTGCACTATGGCTTGCTGAAGGTGTTGGCGAAGTGTCGCAACGGAATGCAACTCCAAAGGATGTTGCAACCTCGCTACTTACGCCGGAAGAGGTGACCGAGCTGATAAGCCTATACGCAAGAACGGGCAAAGAAGGACGGCGGCAAGTCCTAGATACAGCAAGGGCCGCCGCCGCAGAAGACCCATTAGCGACGCCCTCCACTAACCAGTTTGAGGTCCGGTAACTGCTTCATTGGTGGAGCGATCTTTTGGAACGAGGCAAGCGCAATCCGTTGTTGCAACTCGTTCATCTGCCTAAACGCCGCTAAAAGCGCCACCTCCTGCTTGCTCAACATACCCCCTCCGCAATTATAGATATACGACTACACGCGCCATCACTAGTTTCAGTCAGGAAATGCAACAACTGTTCTGCGGTTCTGGGTAAGACAATCCAAGCGGAGAGCAGAAAACACTGTATGCAAAAACAGGTTATTGCAAATTGGAATGGAGCGATACCCCATAAATATGGGAAAAATGCGTTTCAATGATGTGAGGCAACTAAATCATGGTGATAGTTACAAATCTGTAGTCACTTTTGCGACAGGGGAATGCATACCCTTGCCGAATGGTAAAGCAAAAACTACAAAATATCGCCCCATTCGGCCTGCGCATGCAGCCGGATTTAAAAGCTAGTCTGGAGAAGGCTGCTCGAAAAGTGCCGCAGTCATTGAACGCCGAAATCGTCGCCAGGCTTGAGCACAGCATTTCTGCCAAACACGACATCAAAGACTTCACCGATGGCGAACTAATAGATGAATTGATCCGCCGATGGGGCCGCGACCAAGTTTTAATACACCTCGGAAAGTCAAGCGAATAGACCGCAACAACGCCATACAAATGGCCTCACCTGAAAGCCCGCACTAGCGGGCTTTTTTACGCCCTTCTGCTTACGCGCTAACACGCACAAACACAAACAGTTAAAAAATTAATTCCAGTCAATCACATTTGTGTTGACATCTTCAAACACATACGTGATAATGAACACATCGAATCACAAACACCACCCGGTGAGATTGGATAGGGAGAGAAGAATGAATACGGTCACCGAACAAATCTTCAACCACAGCCGCCACAGCGCCGCCAGCTTTCAAGAGTCCGTCGATCAGTATGCAAGGCGCATCGAGCAGGACATCAAGGACGCGATCCTGAAGGACAAGTCCGAGCTGCATGAAATCGCAGGCCTCGCCTTCAGCAACATGGAAGAGGAAACGCTTGGCTTCATTCTGCTGGCAATGATCGGCGGCGACATCGGCGCGATTCGTTCGGCGCAGCTCATGGTTGTGACCGAATACCAAAAGGCTGTGCGCAATACGGCAGAGCTTCGGGCTGTGCGGCATGTGGAAAGCATGGAGCCGGGGACGGATTAATCAGCAGTACAACTTACCAATGGGAGAAAAGCATGGAAAAGCAAATCATTGAGATCAATGGCGTAAAGATGGAGGTGGACCTGCGTTACGCAAAGCGCATCGACCATCTGACGGTTGGAAGTCGTGTCAAGTGCCTCGTTAAGGGATATGGCGACGAATACAAAGTTCACCCCGGCGTCATTGTTGGCTTTGAGCCATTCGAAAACCTGCCTTCGATTGTTGTTGCCTACTTGGACGACAACTACTCTTCCGCAGACCTCAAGTTCAAGTCCTATAACGCGAAGTGTTCCGACTTCGAAATCATCGCCGACATTGACAACAACTCCTTGGAAGTCAACCGGGACGGCATCCTCGCAAAGATGGACCGCGAGATTGAGCGCAAGCAGCTTGAGCTTGCGGACCTTGAGGAAAAGAGAGGTTTCTTCCTTAAGAAATTCGGAATCTACTTCACAGACGCCATGCAAGCAACCCTCTAACAAGTCTCCCTTGGTGCGCACGATTCTGATGCGCCGTCACCTGCACGAAACGCAGGGCTAACAAGAATGCCGCCGTTTAGCAACCCTGAGAACGTTGCGAAGGTATGGACAGGCCGAGCGGCGGCATCCTCGTTGGCAGTCGCATGGCCGTATCTGGATGGCTAGTACCCACCCACTAAAGCCGAGCATATGAGCATGTTGTTTATTGCGTTGATAGATATGCGGATCAGTAGCGGAGAAGGCAACCCGATTTGCCAACACCTAATAACAGGGAGATGACATGAACACGCAGCCAGCACCAGTAACGCCGCAGCCGATATTCCCGATGGTCTATTGCTCGCAGTGCGGCAATGGGTTCGGGCCGGGAGTGTGCGGATTTTCGTCCTGCAAGGAGCACCAGCATTTAATTGTTGCGGAGGAATGATATGAACACCCAACTCATACGCCGCGCCGTAGTCCTGTTCCCGAGAACAGATTACACCGACCCCGCAGCAGTCCGCCACGCTCGCCGCAACTGGCTTCGCAGCATCGTCATGCTCCGCTGCGCTCCTGGTGGCAGTAAGTGGATTCTTGATCGGCCCGTGGAGCGGCAATGAAGAGGATTCCGACAACGACAGTCGGAAGATTGATCCGGCTATTGCGGAGATTGTGGAGGCGGAAATGAGCCGAACCAAGAATGCATGGCTTGCCCACGTAGAGCAGCAAGAATGCCGAGAGCGTAAAGAGCAATTCGAGCGAAACATCAAACAGAGCGAGAAATCAAATGAGCATAAGCACAGTGATATTAGGCGAATCTGGAACGGGGAAATCCGCTTCCATGCGCAACCTGGACCCGTCCAACACGCTGCTAATCCAAGTGGTGAAGAAGCCTCTCCCCTTCCGTTCTAAGGGTTGGTCCTACTTTCATCACGAAACAAACAAGACCGGCAATGTATTCGTGTCCGACGACTGGCAAATGATCGGAACACTGATGCGCAAGACCAAGCGCAAGGTGATCGTCGTTGACGACTTCCAATATGTTTTGGCAAACGAGTTCATGCGCCGCTCTGATGAGCGCGGCTATGACAAGTTCACCGAGATTGCCAAGCACGCGTGGGAAGTCTTTAACGCGGCCAATGCCCTACCTGACGACGTGCGCGTCTATCTCATGAGCCACACGGCGACGGACGACCAAGGCAACACGAAGATTAAGACGATCGGGAAGATGCTGGACGAAAAGATCACTCCTGAAGGCCTTTTCACAATCGTTTTGCGAACCGTAGTCACCGACAAAGACTACTTTTTCAGCACCAAGAATAACGGCCATGACACGGTGAAAGCCCCGATTGGTTTGTTTGATTCGGAGCGCATCCCGAATGACCTGGCAGAAGTTGATGCCGCAATTTCATCCTATTACGAACTTACAGGAGCAACAGAGCAATGAGCACATACAACCTTGATACCGACGCAGCAAAGCAGGCAGACAGCGGCAGCGGTCGCATTGCGGAAACTGGCAAGTACATCGGCCAATTCACAAAGGCCAAAAAAGTTGTCAGCACCCAAGGCACGGAAGGCATTGAATTCAGCTTTGAATCGAATCACGGCCAAAGCGCTGACTATCTGTCCGTCTGGACGATCAACAAAGACGGCAAGCAAATCTACGGCTTTAAGCAACTCATGGCCCTAATGACCTGCCTGCGCGCCAAGACTATCGACAGCAAGGCCGGAGAGGTCGAAGAGTACGACACAGTTGCAAAGCAAGTTGTGAAGCGCAAGGCAGAAGTCTATCCGGCCCTGATGAATAAGCCTATCGGCGTGCTGCTCCAGATGGAGGAATACGAAAAGAAGGATCAATCCATTGGCGAGCGCGCGGTCTTTGCAGGCTTCTTCGATCCGCAGACGGAGCAGACGGCGGCCGAGATCCTTGAAAAGCGCGAAGCGGAAGCGCTGGCAAAGATGGTTGCGAGCCTTGTTCCGGTCCGGAAGCTTAAAGGATCGCGCTCTGCTCCGGCGCCTATGCCGCATGACGATGTGCCGTTTGACGAAGTGCCTTTCTAACCATGCTCGACCTTTCCACCATACCGGAGGAAGTGCGCTTGGCTCGTGGCGAATATGCCACGGTCCGAGCTGCGCATGAAGACGCGAAGAAGTCGCTGCAGATGCTTTGCGGCTCCTTGTCTTCCACTGCCTCGCAAGTCCTGCGCCGCATGCAGCCGGATAACGACGATGTACCGGATAGCGTGGAAGCGTTGATTGCAGGCGCACGTAACACGCTTGTACTGATGGAATCGTGCACTACCGAGATTGAGGCGCTTGCCAAGCAACGTGCAGCCCTGAAACCGAAAGCCTGGAGCAAGTAGCCCTCGCGCCTACAAGGAGAATGAAATGAGTGAGTTGGAAAAGGTGAAAGCATGGAGCACCGAATTGCAGAAGCGCCTGATTGCTGCCGGCGAGGATCAGGATGCCGACGTTCGCAATCTCATGGGGGAGGCGGCTTGCTGCCTTGCCGCCCTCTCCCTGCTCTCTGAAGGAGCAGCGCAGCCGGTGGCGGATATTGCGGCGCAAAAGATTATGGCTGATCTAGACGACCGCAAGGGGATTCTTGACGACATTGATGACGATATTAGGGATGAGATTAAGGAGTCAATTCGCACAATCATTGCTGCCGCCTCTCCCCTCCCCCAAAGGGATGCGGAACAAGAGCGCGCGATCATGGAAGGTGAGCGTAACGCTTCTTGTGAGGAGTATTTCAAGGCCCGTCCGCAGATCGACTGCATCGACCGCCGTCGCGTGTTTGAAGCAGGATTCCAACGCGGATTTGTCGCCGCCCTCTCCGCAAAGGAACAGCAGAAATGAACTACCAAGTCGATGCCTTCGCCCCGCCCGACGCGGAGAAAACAATAGCGGTCTGGTTCAGTTGCGGAGCCGCCAGCGCCGTCGCCGCGCTCAAGACGCTTGAGAAGTACAGCGGCCAATACACCGTGAGGATCGTGAACAATCCGGTTATCGAGGAAGACGAAGATAACATCCGCTTCAAGAACGACATTGAAAAGCTGCTAGGCGTCAAGATTGAGACCGCAACGAACAAGAACTACCCGAAATGCTCCGCTGTGGACGTTTGGGATCGAAATCAGTACATGAGCCATCCGCACGGCGCGCCATGCACGAACCTTCTCAAGAAGGAAGCCCGGCGCCAGTGGGAGCAAGCAAACAACCCCATGCACCACGTCCTTGGCTTTACCGCAGACGAAGTTGATAGGTACAGCGACTTCGTTGCTCGCGACATGGAAATCATTCCTGTCCTGATCGACGCGGACCTGACCAAGCAAGACTGTTTCAAGATCATCCAGAAAGAAGGCATTGCCAGGCCGCGATCTTATGACATGGGTTACCCGAATGCGAACTGCATCGGCTGCGTGAAGGCCACAAGCCCGACGTATTGGAATCACGTCCGAAAGGTGCACCCGATCATTTTTCGAGAGCGGGCAGATCAATCGCGTGCACTCGGGGCAAAGCTTGTGCGCGTGAACGACGAGAGAATCTTCCTCGACCAGCTCGACCCGAACGCCAAAGGTCGGCCTATGAAGAACATGGATTTTGAATGCGGTGTGTTCTGCGAAGATCGACGCGGCGAAACTGCTATTGCAATTAAGGACTGACATGCCCAAAACCACCCAACACAACGCGGCGCACAACTACTCAGTTGGACAAAAGGTGCGCATGCTGAAATCAGTTGGCGACGCGCCAGACGGAGATTCCCCCGGTGGTGTATTTGCTTACAAGGGCGAGGTTCTTGTCATCCGCCGTATCGAGCCTGAATCTAAGTGGTGGACAATACATGTCTCTCATGAGCACATTACGGACAAATCCTTCGGCGTCAACTATCAGGAAATCGAGGTCATCAATGGCTAACCAAAACGCGGCGCTGATGGAGGCGCTGAAAGGTCTGAAGCACATTGTCGAACTGGCCGTGACGAATCCGGACGGTACGCAATACGCCTATCTCGAAACGCGCAACAAGTCATTCGTGCATGTGGTTGACGCGCTTAAAAAAGCTGATGCCGCTCTCGCCTCCCCCGCTCCGCAGGCAGAGGAAGCCGAGCGCAGACGGTTCCAGAAATTAGATTTCGACTATGCCGACAAGGACAACGTTCGGACTTTTCATGCTACGGCCTTTGATGCAGGCGTAAATTCCGCCCTCGCTGCCCGAGCCGATCTGGTGAAGCAGGTAGAGGAACTGAAGGAGAAGGTTCTGGAGTTCGACACATGGCTGAATGCCCCGCCATCGCGGGAAGTGCAGGAGCCAGAAGAGGCGCGACTGTACAGGTTCGACGCCTATAAGCGATGGGAGAAGGTTGCGGTAGCTGCAATGAAAATCAGCAAGGAGCAAACAAAATGACCAACACCAAGACTGTGACCGTGCCGGTGGAACCGGATGATGCAATGACGAAAGCGTTTTACACCTACTTTCGTAGCAGAGCATCCTATGGTGTTGTTGTACTACCCGATGGATTTAAGTTTGCCGAAGCGTTTGCCGTTGTAATCGCTGCCGCACCCAAGGCCGACTCATCGCAGCAGGCCATCTACCAGATGCGGCAACTTGCCGGGGGTGGATGGGTGGAAACAGATGCAGACGGTGAAACCTGTCTAAAGCGCATGCCACACTGGCGAGTGGTGTTTGAATTCCGCACTCTCTACACCGCACCCAAGGCCGAAGCAGCGCCGCAAGCGCAGGATAAACCAGTGCACGAGCAAAACGCACGTTTTGCGATTGAAGGCGCGATTGCGTACGGACGAGGCGATGTCAACAAACCACCATCAGGGGACCACTGGCTGATGCCTTATTGGAAGATGGGGCGGCAACTTGCGCAGGCTGAAGATGAAGGGCCAGCCGGATATGCAACGTGGAAAGATGCGGCGGTGGCAGAGCGCGTACGCAGGGTAAATGCGGAGCGTGCCGCCCTCTCTGCGCAGGAAGGGTGGAAACGGGTGCCGATCGAGCCGACGCCAGAAATGCTGGAAGTCTACAAATCATGGCATCGGGAAGGGAAGGGATATATGGATGTCAGCATTTACAAAGCCATGATCGCCGCCGCACCTTCCACCGATAAGGAATAGGAGCAACCAACCATGGCAGCAATTTTAGAGCCTCGCTGGATTTCGCTTCGTGAATGGGCGAAGAACGTTTATGGCGAGAGCAAGCCGCACATCAACACCTTGCTAAAATGGGTGCATGATGGCCGCATCCAGCCGCAGCCCGAGAAGCATGGCAAGGCGTGGAGAGTGCGGCCGCATGCCGAATACAAGGCCGACTAAATGGGCGCAAAACGACAGGCCAAGCGTCGAGACTGGCCTCCAAATCTTTACCAGAAACCGGATGGGTATTTCTACTACCGCAATCCGATGAATGGGAAGATCAAGGGAATCGGGCGCGATAAGCCGAAAGCATTGCAACTTGCGCGCTCAGCAAATGCGAAGCTGGCGGAGTTGTCCGGTGTTTCGCTCGTCGCCTGGGTATCCGGCATTGAGTCTCACACCCTCGATGCGTGGCTGGACAAGTATCTGCCGATATGGATCGAGGAAGACAAGCCGGCCGATGGAACCTTGAAAACTGCAAAGCGGCACATCAAGCGGATCAAGGCGTCTGCCTTCGCGCATCTTCAAGTGTCCGATGTCGGAACAAAGCACATTGCCGACTTTCTGGATGCCATTGCAGAAGATAGCGTTGCCCTGAATATGCGTGCGCGCCTGCAGGATGTTTTCAGGATGGCCGAAACAAAGGGCTTGATCGAGACAGGAAAGAACCCGGTAACTGCCACGAAGCCGCGAGACTACCAGGTGAAGCGAGAGCGCCTGTCGCTGGAACAGTTCTTGGCGATCCGTGAAAAAGTATCACCATGGGCGCGCGACGGCATGGACCTGGCGCTTGTCACGGGTCAGCGCATTTCAGATATTGTGAACATGCGTTTTGTCGACTATCGCGATGGGTGGCTGTACGTCCAGCAAATGAAGACCGGAACCAAGCTTCAGCAGGAAGGGAAGATCCGCCTATCCGCCGCTGGGCTTAGCATCGAAGAGGTAGTCAAGCGCTGCCGGAATCGCGTAATTAGCCCCTACATGGTTCACCACATCAGGACGAGCGGAAAATACAAGAAGGGTGAGGGAGTAAGTCAAGACGGGCTTTCGGGCGCGTTCTCGGTAGCGCGGGATGAGTGCGGGATTGTTGCAACACAGGAAGGCAAGACGCCGCCCACATTCCACGAGATTCGATCGCTTGCTGAACGCCTCTACAAGAAGGAATATGGACAGGAATTCGCCCAACAAATCATGGGGCACAAGCACGCAAAAACCACCGCTCAATACGACGATCTTCGAGGTTCAGGGTGGGCAGTTATTCAGGCAAAGTAGCGCTATGCATTTATACGTTTATTATACGAATTTTATAAAACAGGCCTCAAACCCGCATGGTTACAGGCATGGCTGTCTTTGGAATACAATTCCGGAATGACTCAGCTTGATATTCTTCTCCCGTTCGGTCTGCCACCAGCCGAACTTTCCGCCGATTTGCTGAAAGAATTAGATCTTCCCGCCTTGGCCGCACTCACCGCCCGTGCAAAATCGGAAGATTCAGCGGCGCGTCACCAAAAGTACGATGATTTTCGTCGCGCGCTCCCACACGAAAGCTGGCTCGCGGGACAGTTCGGACTTGAATCCGGGCTGGCATCCAACAGCAGCCCGCCGATTGCCGCCGCACTAATGCAATCCATGCGTCTGAATGTCGACACCGGTACATGGTTCATTTTGCAACCGGTCCATATTCATATTGCGCGCGACCATCTGGTGCTGACTGACCCGAGGCAGCTAGCCTTGGCCGAACAGGATGCGCGTAGCTTATTCGATATCGCAGCGCCGCTGTTCGAGGAGTACGGAAAGCGCCTCTTGTATGGCAACGCCGGCACCTGGTTCGTGCATGCAGACGACTGGGCGGAGCTGCAAACTTCTACGCCCGATGCGGCAACCGGACACAACATCGACATCTGGATGCCCAAGGGGCCACAGGAACGCGACTGGCGCAAGCTTCAAAACGAAGTACAGATGCATTGGTTCAGTCATTCCGTCAATGAAAAGCGCGAGGCGCGCGGCATGAAGGCGGTGAATTCGCTTTGGCTTTGGGGTGGACCAGGGATGAACTCGGATCAGGTCGCACGACGCTATGACAAGGGATTTAATCTTTCCGGCTGGATGCAGGGATTCAGTCAACTCCTGCCGCAACATGGCACAGCAGACAATGGAGCAGAACTGCCTGCCAATTTGCGCGAACGCAATCTGCTGCTGCTATCCGCTTTGTTAGAACCGGCGCTGTCCAATGACTGGTCACGATGGTTGGACGCCATGCATTGCCTGGAAAAGGATTGGTTTGCGCCCCTCCTGCAGGCCCTGCGAATCGGCACCATCGACCAGCTATCATTCATCGTCACCGATGACGCACGGCTCTCCCGCTACACCACCAATCGGTCGTCGCTTCGGAAGTTCTGGATCAAACCCTCACTTGCACCATTATGTCCGTAACTCGCATTACCACTCGCAATTATCCTTTCCGGGCCGCCGAGATGATGCGGCAGCAAGGCATTCATCCGGTACTGGCGCGTCTTTACGCGGCACGCGGCTTGGCAGATGTAAGCGAGCTGTCCAGCGAACTGGCTTCACTCATTACCCCGTCCGGCCTATTGCACATCGATGCCGCCGCGGCCTTCCTTGCGGATGCCATTGAGGCGCAGAAGAAG